AAATAAAAAACAAATAATGATTATATTGAAAAAAACATAAATATAAAAAATATAGAATCATATAATTTAGATAATATTAATTATAAATTTTTTATAGATAATAATTTAGATGAATTAAAAGAATTAAAAGAATATCAAACAGAATATGATAATAAAATATTATTTTTAAAAAATTTAGAGAAACAATTAAATATAATTTATAATATAGGAAATGATAATAAAAAAGATGTAATATTTAAACTAGATTATAATGATAAATTAGGATATTTTTTCTTAATTACTAAAATTCGTTTTACATTTTTTAAAAAATATTTTATCAACAATTATAATATCTTTATTAAAAACAATCAATGTTTTTTATCTCAATTAAAAAATTTAGATAATATTTCTAATAATAATTTTGAAAATAAAATAAATCCAGAAGAATTTATTAATGAATTTCAATTAAATACAATTTCATCTGTTAACAAACAATATAGAATTACATTTAAAGAATTTTATAAATTAAATGAACGTTTAGTTTATTTAAAAAATATAATTAATAAAAAAAGTTGTGATAAATTTTATGAATATATGTTAAATTTTTATGATAAATATAATATCATTTATAAAAACAGTATTAAATTTATTGAATGGTTAGATTTCAATTCAAATAATTCATTTAATTCTATTAAATTTAATTATCATAAACCATTTATTAATAATAAACACAATAAGCCTTTTTTAAATATAAAACAGATACGTCATCCTATTATAGAAAGGATAAATGAAGATTATGAATATATTGCGAATGATATAGAATTGGGTACAGACAAACAACAAGGTATATTATTGTATGGTATAAATTCATCAGGAAAGAGTAGTTTTATGAAGTCTGTTGGTTTGTGTGTTGTAATGGCACAATCTGGAATGTATGTACCTTGTACTACTTTTGAGTATTATCCATTTAAAAAAATATTTAGTAGAATACCAGGTGGTGATAATATATTTAAGGGTGATAGTACATTTGTAGGTGAAATAAAAGAATTAAGAAATATTTTAAGAGAATGTGATACAAACACATTAGTAATAGGTGATGAGTTGTGTTCTGGTACAGAAACGACATCTGCAATTTCAATAGTATATTCTGGTATTTTAGAATTAATTAAAAAAAACAGTTGTTTTATGTTTGCAACACATTTACACGAATTATCTGAGATAGATGAGATTAAAAAAATGGAAGAAGATAATAAGATGTGTATATATCATTTGAGTGTTGAAAACAGATGGGATAAAGAAAAAAGAAAAAACATATTAATATTTGATAGAAAATTAAAGAAAGGTTCTGGTAGTAAGATATATGGTTTAGAAATATGTGAACATTTAGGTTTAGACGAAGAATTTATTAAAAATGCATATAATATTAGAAAAAAAATATTAGAACTTGATGATAATATAGTAAAAACAAAACAATCGAATTATAATAAAGATTTATATATGAATAAATGTGATTTGTGTAAAAAAAATGATGCTATTGAGACACATCATATAGAACAACAAAAAGATGCTGATGAAAATGGTTATATAAATAATTTTCATAAAGACCGTAAATATAATTTATTAAGAGTTTGTGAAGATTGTCATCAAAATATTCATAAAAATAATATAAATATTACAAAAAAAATATTAACTTCTGAAGGATTAAAAAATTTAATTAATTAATTTAATTAATAAATTTAATTAATTAATTTAATTAATAAATTTAATTAATTAATTTAATTTGTATTAAGATTAATGTTATGATTATTGTCTAAATCTGTATCTGTATCTAAATTATTCATTTGATATGCTAAAATAAAGGGCATAAATTTATTAAAAACTTTACGAGTATTAATTATTTCATTTTCGTATTGATTTATTTTTTGTGTAGGGTCATTATTTTTTAAAACATATTGATAATATAATTCTTCAATATGGTCTGTACAATAATCTAGTTCTTTATTTAATGAAAAAAATAAAAAATTTTTTATATCTAATTTATCTATTTTATTAATTAAATTAACTAAATTATTAATATTATTTATTTTTTCATCTATATCAATTTTAATTTCTTCAATTCTTAATTTATTCATTAATATTCTATAAGGAATTAAAACTCTTTTTAAATATTTTTATTAATTAAATATTTTTATTAATTAATTAATTTAAATATTTTTAAAAAATAAAATTCCAGATAATGATTGTTTTTGATTGAGTCATTGCAGGTCGCAGAATCAATTTTAGAAGTTAATGTTATTATATTTTGAATTTTTGATTCATTATTTTTTAATAATTGTTTTTTGAAATTAATTAAATAATTTAAATAATTTTCAAGAATAGTTTTAGTGTTTTCTGTTAATGTATTTAATTTATAAATAGTGTTTTTGTTTTTTTCAATAATTTTTATAATATTTTTGTTTTTTTTTAAATAATCTATGTGTTGTTTTATAATATTAATTAATTTATCATAATTATATTTAGAAATTATTGTATTGTTTTCTGTAGATATAGAGTTTTTAGAGAAATCTTCTAAAAGATTATTAAGTTCATCATTAAAATTAAAATTTTCTATTTTAATTTTATTTGTTTTTATTTTAATTATAGATGTAATGATGTGTTGTAATTTACAATCTAATCTGTTTAATATTTTAAATGGGTTAAAACTTGTATCAATATATAAATCTTCTAATTTTAAATTTTGTATTACATTATCTTGTATTAATAAATCATCTTTTAAATTTTGGTAAAAATCAAATTCTATTTTATATAATTCATCGTCTGTATGAAAATTATTTTCATTATCTATATTAGAACATAGTTCTTCCATTTTATATACAAATTGAGCATCTATTAATTCATAATATATTTCTTTATAATTCTCTAATATTTTAAAAACAAACTTATTTAACATTTTTGGATTATATATAATAGGGCTTCTTATCATCATTGTACGACTTTTCATAAATTCTGGAATACTGCTTACTGTAGATGCTAAACATATAAAAATTACATTATTGGTGAATTGTTCAAAAATTACTCTTAAATTAGAATATGTTTGTTGATTTAATAAATGAAAATTATCTAAAATAAATATATGTTTTTTACTATCAATTCTTTTATTTAAAATAATATTTTTAATAAATTCAGAAACAATTAATTGAGAGTTAGTATAATATTTGGATAAATCAATTTTGTAAAAATCTTTTGTATAATAATATTCAAATTCTATTTCTTTATAATTAATTTTAATTTTCTTTGTTTCAAATATAAAAGTATTTGTATGAACATTATCTTCTAAATGATTATTTAAAATACGATAACAATAAAGATTACTATAAAAATTATTTCCATAAAGAATTATATTATTTATATTTTCAAAAATATCTATATTTTCATTTATTAATTTGTCTAAACTTTTATTTCTAATAGAATCATAATATAAATTTATATTATTTATTATATGATTATTTATATTCATTTATTACTTTAATTATAATTTGTTACTTTTTTATTATTTCTTATTTATTAAAATTATTTTAAATAATTCTCAAATTTTTTTTATATAATTAATTAATTTTATATTTAAATTTATTTAAGATATTTAAATTTATTTAAGGACTTTATATAGATTATTAATAATAAAAAAATGGTAAAAACTAAAAGAGCGGGATTAAAAAAGACAACAAATAAATCTAAGATTGTTACAAACAAGACACAAAAATCAGGAAAGTCAAAAAAGAATACTGATGTTGTTGAAGAAGAAGTTGTATTAAATGTAAATGCTCCTAAAATTGAACCAGTTGAAAAAGTAAACACTAATATGGAGGTATTAGAGTTAGAAAATAAAGAAACTAAAAAAGTTAATAAAAAGAGAGTTACTAAGAACAAAAGGGGTTCTCGTTCTAGCAAAAAAACTACACAACCAGCTGTTGTAGAAGAGACACCTGTTGTTGTAGAAGAGCCGTCAGCTGTTGTTGAAGTAGAAGAGCCATCTACTGTTGAAGTAGAAGAAACACCTGCTGTTGAAGTAGAAGAGCCATATGCTGTTGTTGAAGTAGAAGAGCCTGCTGTTGTTGATGTAGAAGAAAATGAAAAAGAAGAGATTGTTGAGACAGATATAAATCTTCTTGGAAAGAATTTATTAAATTTAACAAGTACATTAACAGAGTTATTGAAACAAGTTAAAAACGTTCAAAATGATATGAAAGTAATTCAAAAACAATATAATAAAGTATCAAAAGAACACGAAAAAATGTTAAAGAAGAAAAGAAATAGCAAAAACAACAAACCAAGTGGTTTTGCAATCCCTTCATCTTTAAGTGATGAAATGTTAGATTTTCTTGGTTTAGAGAAAGGTATTAAAGTACCACGTAATGAAGTATTAAAATTGATAAATAAATATATAGTTGAAAATGAATTGAGACAAGAAGAAGATAAAAGAAATATTTTGCCTGATAAGAAATTAAAGAAATTGCTTAATGTAAAGAAAAATGATAAAGTAACTTATTTTAATTTACAAAGTTACTTGAAACCTCATTTTATTAAAACTTAATATTTTTAACTAATTTAAATAATTATTTTTTTATCAATTTTAAATATATTTAAAATTAATTTTATACATTTTATTAAATAATTACATCATAAAAAATAAATGAGTTTATCAATTGATTTTAAAGATATAAATGATTTTGAACATTCAACTGAGTATTATAATTATTTAGACAATTTGTTAAGTGTATCTAATAATAAGTTAAATATTTTAATTGAAGAATGTATAGATGGATATACATATAACTGTGCTAAATTATTATATTTTCTTTATAAGGATAAATATGTATGTGGTAAATTAAAAACAAAATTATGGTTTTGTTTTAATGGTTTAAAATGGCAACAAACAGAATTAGGTCCTTACAAAGAATTATCAACTAATATTTTATATCTGTTTGAAAGATATAAATATTTACAAGAAAAAGAAAACAATGATTCAAATAACGAAACAAATTCTTTTGAAAAAATAAACAATCTTATTTTAAAACTCAAAAATGTTAATTACAAAGAAAATGTATGCAAAGAATGTCTGTATCTTTTTTATAGTGAAGATTTTATCTCTCAACTCGATAAAAAATATAATCTAATCTGTTTTAATAATGGAGTTTTAGATATCAAAAACAAAACATTTAGAAATGGTTTCAAAGATGATTATATATCACTCAGTATTGACAAAGAATATAATCAAAATAATATTGAAAATATTAATAGTACTATCGAAAAATTTGTCGCATTTAGACAAAAAATTTTAAATAAACGAAAACCTATTTATCTTTTTTAAATCGAATTATTTTAGGTAGTGGTGCCAGCAGGGTTCGAACCTGCGAAGCTTACGCATCCGATCTTAAGTCGGACCCCTTTGACCAACTCGGGCATAGCACCTAGAATAATCAAAAAAATCAATTATTAAATCAATAAGTACACATAGCACTCATTGATATATATATAATACTATATATCTTTAAATACTTTTTTTTAATAATTAAATATAATGTGTAATTTAACAGATAATTATATAAAGTTAAAAATATATAATTATATAGATATTTAATTATTTAAGATTAATATATTAATTATATAAGATTAATATATTAATTATATAAGATTAATATATATGATATATAGATATATTTATTAAAACAATATAAAAAAAATTTGAAATATTTAATTTGAGATAGAAATAATATTAATGGATATAATTGATTTATATATTAATATGGATTATATTGAAAATAATGAAGATGAAAAAATTTACAAAGAATATGAAAAGAATATAAATAATCCAAAATATCAAATAATGAAAATTAGAAAAAATATTTTTAAAAAACCAAATGATGTTAAGAAAGATTTTATTAAATTATATAATTTAAATAAAGATAAAACAAATTATGTAAATGATAAAAATAATTTTAAAATTAATATAAATGTAGATAATAGTACAAAAAATACAAATTATTATATGGGTATTAAAAACGATACTTTTAAATTACAGGAAATTTATATGAAGAAAATACAAAGGTTAAATGAAATATTTAAATATGAAAATATGTTTAAGTTAGGCATTGCTGCAAGAAATAGATATTATATGAATAATATCGAAAAACAATTAGAAATACTAATAGATGGAGGTTGGATAAAAACATATGACCAAAATGAAAATATTTTTAGACACAAAAAAATTAATCCAGGATTTAATTTTCCAACATATATCAAAACAAATTCTAAAACTCCTCCTAATTTAAACAATGAAAAAATACATTATACTAAAATTAATGAATATATTTATGAATGTAGAGAAATTGTAAATAATTCAATGTATAATATTGTTCACTATAAATATGCGTATGGAGAATTAATACCTTTATATAGTACAGAAGTACAAAATAATATTAAAGATAGAATCGCAATTTTATCAAATCTTATAGAATTAAATAAATTATACAAAATCTACTAAATATTATATTTTAAATATTATAATAAAAATATTATAATAAAAATATTTTAATTAAAATATCATTATATATATTAGATTATTGATGATTATAGACTATTATTTTAAATTTAATAAGAAATTTATTTAAAATTTTCTTATTAATATTTTTATTATGAGTTAATTATTAAAATAAATTTATAATGAGTAATATATCTTTATCATTTGATAATAGTACAGAACAAATAAAAAGTATATATGATGATAAAATTAAAAATTTGACAGAAGAACTAGAGCAATTTAAAAAAAATAATATGATCAGAATGATAAATAATCAAATTGGTGGTATGATTAATAATAGTGATAATTGCAAACAAAGTATTGAAATGAATAATTTAAATAAAAATTCTAATAATTTAAATGAAGAACGTGTTATTGATGAAAATTTTGTTAATATTAATATTTTATCTTCTATTGAAAAACCTGATAATTTTAATTTAATTAAATTATTAATTGATAATATTTCTGATAATTTAGATTTTTATATAAATGAAGATATTATAAAGTCTCAAATAAGAGATTATCTATTTTTCTGTATTAAACTAAATATTGGTAATTTAAAAAATAAATGTAGTAATTGTAATACAAAAATAAGTAATACTAATACTACTGGCTTATGTGGTAA